AATTAGCTGAATCATTTCCACTTAGCATAAACCAATTAGTTCCGTCCCATATACACTGCGTTGCTGTGTTTTGTGGTAGTCTTATTGTGCTTCCATTTGCAAAAGGTGCTGGTGTTATAGTTGCTAAACCTGCCCCTTTATTTGAAAAGATTTTAAATTCGCCTACAGTGTTACCCGGTCCAAGTGCAACTGCTAATGGCGTACCGCTATTACATACTATAAGCGAAGAACTAGAGTCAGCTTGACCGCTCGCAGTTATAGTACTCGATGAAAATGCAGCTTTTCTTATAGCCACCGAACCTTTACCTTGACCAGACAATGACAAGTTAACATTTGTGTTGGCACCATTTCCAGTTGCTGCTATCGATGGGTGATTAGTATTTGAGTTATTAGTAATAGTAATTTCATTTACTGCACTTGCAGTTTTCACAAACTTAATTAATTCGTTTCCACTTGAATCATTTATTTTAGGTGCTATTCTTGGATTATTAAGTATTGGAGACATTATTGTTTTGTTTGATAAAGTGTCTGTTGTTGCTCTACCAACTATAGTGTCTGTTGATGTCGGTAAAGTTAATGTTCCAGTATTTTTAATCGTAGCTATTGTGGGTGCAGTTAACGTTTTATTAGTAAGAGTTTGTACAGCATTATCAAGAGTAACAACACCTGTAGAATCTGGTAATGTAATTATATTGTCTTTTGTTGCGTCAGTGGCTTTAAGTCGAGTTTCAAAAAAATCAGAAGTGGATCCTTCAAATACTACTGCGTCATTCTCAAGTGTTATTTGTGTAGATAAATTACTGCTATCTCCACCACCTAATAATGCATATATTTCGCCGAAATTTGCATTTATCTTTGAGCCAGCCTGACGTAGTGTATCGCCCGTACCGTCGTTTGCCGCGCTTCCTATACCAATGTTTTGTCTAGTCATTTAATCTTCCTAATAATAGTTCTATTTATACATAAATATAATCGCTATGAATTAAAAGATGAATCGAATTGTTCATTATCCATAGTTTCTAAAGTCATTGACATATCTGGTACGCCCTCACTGTCATTACCCAACCATCTTAATTTACTAATAGAAAATCTGCTTCCTATAGTGCTAGAAAAGCTACCTGCTGGATATATATCATCATCATAATAATAAGCATCTGAGTCAACTCTATAATAAAAATCTGGAGTTGCAGGAGTTAATGCTGATCCTTTTATCAATAGTCCAGGTAATCTTGTTGATCTTTCAGAACTGTTGCTAAGATTTATTCCATCTAAATGATCTGGATTCACAAAATTATTAGCGTCAAATTCTGGTCTACTGCTGTCAACATATAATGCATTAGTTTCTGTAGGAGTACCTAATAAGTGTTGTGCGAGAGGATACCCTGCACTGTCTGGATCTTGATTCCAATCGATAAAAAGACGACCTAGTGCACCCGCGTTACTAGCATCTACGAATGTATTTAAGCCATCATATGGCGCAAATGTATTTTTCAAGAAGAAAATATTTTCAACTCCAGCGGAGTCTGTAGCAAAGTAAGTGGTATCTTCGGCGCTATCTCCTTCTCGCGGATAGCTATTGTATGTAAAATTACTACCACCAATTCCTGTGCCTAAATCATCATCAAATGTAAACGAATTAGGTGTAATAAGTTCTTCCACATTAGCGTAAAATGCTTTAAGTTGTGTAGCAGTAAGTGATTGATATCTACTAATTTTTTCATCAAGATTTACTCTAATTGATGTTCCATCATCGGAATCATATAATGCAGTAAGTTGAGTAAAAGGAGCTATTAGTGCACTAGCGACAGACGATGTAATAACAGGATTTACGGGTGCTGAATCTGATATCGGCGCAAGCAATGTTCCTATAGCTTCTACGTCTGTTTGAACAGATCCTGCGATATAAAAGCCTGCAGGATGAACAAACTTTTTATATAATTCAAGCCACGTAGATTGAGCTAGTGGACTTTTAATTAATATTGAAAAAACTTGATATAATGCATTGTTACGAATAAATTTATTCGATTCAGCTCCAATTCTACTTAAAGGACCGGCAGAATCATGTCCTATAGTAAATATATTATTTTTTGGATATTCTATTTCTACATTTTCGTGAAAAAAGGCTCTGAAAAATTCTTCTATTGAAAACCTACTACCTTTAGTTCTATGCAGTTCATGTATTCTTTGAGCATAAAAATTAGGATCGATAAACTTATCTCCAGTATTACCGGCAGCAATTTCTGATATCAAATTGCTTAAAAGATTTTCTGGCGTTTCTTGAGTATCTCTTGTTTGATATATTTGTTTTAGTTGATTACCAAAAGAACTCGCGTCATCTGAATCTAAATAATCATAATATTTTTCTAGAAAAGTTACAAGATTAGGGTAGTCTTGCGTAAAAAATTCAGGTAACACATCACGAACTTTTCTATGTAAAAAGTTGCGCGGTCTCCTATTTTGATAATATTTTATATTGTGCATTAGTAACTACTACTTCCTAATGAAACTTGTGTTTCTTGATAATCAAGAACTGCAGAAGCTTTTGATGCTGCTGGATCTATATCTATAACAGTAGCTCGTAATGGTCGTATTGTGCTTTGATTTGCAGGTGTCGCTGAAAACTTAATCTGATCTCCTGCAAAATCTGTTGGAGCAAAGCCGACTAAAGTAATTTTTCCCAAATTAGCATCGTACGAACCTATATTATCAACTTCTATTGTACCTCCAGTATTTACAATTTGTAATGTGTTAGAATTTAATCTATTTTCAATAGTACATTCTTTTGAGTTAAATGTAAATCTTGAAGATGTTATAATTTTAAACAAGTCATCAGTTGCAGCTAAAGGCACTGGAAAATTGACATTATAATTTTTAGATATACCTACAGATGGTGTTAATCTTTGCTGGACTTTGACAGCCATTCTTGTATTTAAAATAGCTTGATTGATATCATCTATGACAGTTAGTAAGTTTGATCTTCTAAATACACTTCCAAATTTTTGTAAATTATTTGCGAAATATGTATTGATGTTTGTTTGTATTAAATTTTCAGTTGCTCCTGGTGTTGAACTTGTTAAGTCAGGATCAAAATTAAATGTAGTGGATAACTCTAGATACGTAGTTTGAGGATCTATGAATACAGTGTTGATGCTAGCAACTGCGAAATTGTTTGTCAATTCGCTTATGATTCTCGATTTAACATCTAACTGAGTTGCATCATCAACATCCGATTTAAATTTTAATGAAACATAAACTCTTCCATAAACAGGTGGTTCGTTATCTGCACCACCCCAAGATGCAACATCATCAACATATGAACCGAAATTAGTTAGTATTTGTGCTTTATAATCCTCGGCTGTAACCATTCTTCTTTGAGATGTAAAATATAAAGGAGCGTTTTGTCTTATAGATTCTATACCTTCTCTGTAAGATCCACCAGCTGAAGCGGAACTTGTTGTGTTTATAACATTAACTCCATTAACTTGCGCAGTAGTTGAAAATATACTTGCACCATTAGCTTCAGGCCCTTTAGTGGATAAGTAATCTACAATTATTTTATTACCAGCTTGAGGCACTTTACCTGTAGTTATACCATCGCCGAATATAATTTCATAATAACCATTTGGAACTTCTTTGATTTGATAAAATGTAGAAGTAGGCGTTATTCGTGTTGCGGATTTGATATTAGTATAAGTATCAAATGTAGATCCACCTGCGTCATCAAACACTCTGACTCTTATTGTGGAGGTGTCCATTGTTAAATCTGGTATAACATAAATTTGTGAATCAGAAACATCACCCACGAAGAATGTCTTTGTTTTTTCAGTTCCTTCATAAACTGGAATATCAGTAGACCCTTCTGAAGTTTTAAACACATAAGTACCAGATGCATCTGGCGCTGCAGTGTATGTTTCTCTAGTTTGAAAAGTATAGCTAACATTGTCTATGGATGTGGCGAATTGTGTATTTCTCGGTAAGCTGATTAAACTCGGTCTAGTGGCATCAGTTATAGTGATACTCACAGCAAGTTTAGCTAAAGATGATGCATAAGATCTAGGGACATAGCCTAAAGCTTCTGCGTGTGATATTATCGAACTTCTTAGTTGTGCAGTGTTTAAAAAACTTTCATTAAGAGCAAAGTTAGTTATCAACCCATTAAAGTGTGTATTATAAGCCAATACATCTAGTATATTACTTAAACCAGAAGCTTCAAAATCATAGTCAGCAAATTCATTTTGTCTTTTTAAATAATCTTTAAGTCTAGTTTTGATGGTATCAAAATCGAGATCTGTTGATGTTATTGTTGTTGCCATTTATCTTAACCTTGTTAAATTTAATTCTACTGATTCTTGTTGTAAAGTAGCTACTACTAAAAAATTTACTTTCACTCGTACTTCATGCCTGTCTGGACTTACTACACTTGTTACGTTTACTACCTGAGCTCTAGGTTCGAATAGTTCTATAGCTCGAGCAATATCACCTTCTAAGTTTGCATCATCAATTTCAGTACTCAATCTAAATAACATAGAAGAAAGATTACCGCCAAACCTATGCATAAAAGGCCTTTCAGTAAAATTAGTTAATAATAAATTCCTTACTGCTTGTTTCACGGCTGCAGCATTTGTTTTTTTGAAAATATCTGCCGGCAAATTTAATCCATCAGAGTCTAAACCTATAAACTTAGGAGTAAATGTTAAATCAATATCCTGATCAATTCGTGCACGCGATACTACTATCGTTTTTTTATTAAGATTTCCATCTTCAGCTGAAAAGACTCTTGTAGGCATACTATTTCCTTAAATATATGTTCTATTTATACATAAAATCATCAATAATTTCCTACTCCTGCAGAGGATGCTGAGGAAGTTGTACTACTAGTTGAGGATGTATTAATTTCATTAGAAGGATATAATGTATATAGATTTGCGTTATATGAAGTTTTAGCGTGATTTTGATTTGATAAAGGCATCCAAAATTCTATTTCAGGATACTCAGTAAATGTATGTTTATGAAAAGCTTCTCCAACTTTGCTACTATCTAAGTATAGAGGATAGAAATAACCTTTTTGACCTGATGTAGATCCAAAGTTACTAGTTCCATAGACAGCATAAACTTTATCTTCGTCTAAAGGTTGTGGTGCAGGAGGTGTAGATTCTTCTTGACCAATTTCTAAAAATTCACCTGTAGCTTGAACAGCATTATTAAATCT